ATATATTTTCATTCGAGTTCGTGGAGATACAGCGGTCCTAGCCTGACCAGGCCGTGATGCGTTTCGCATTCGACACATTGGGCCACGTTTTCTGAATACAGGAAGAACCGAAAGCTTCCGCATTCCTTGCATTGTAGCGGCTCTGGTTCTTTTTCTGATCCTGATCCAAATAGATCGACTATGTTGTCCATGGTCCGTGGTTCCTTTTGCATTATTCGTAGTATATAGAATACACATGTTGAACGCTTCTGATGAGGTTTTGCGCGAAGTCCTTGCCTTGGAGCAAGCGAAGCGGACGCTTTCTGTACGGGAGAAGGCTCGCGAGGACTTCATGGCGTTTGTGAAGCATGTTTATGATGGTTTCATTGAGGGGAATCATCATAAGCAAGTTGCGCGGCAATTTGAGAAGCTGGCGCAGAACCCCGGTTCACGGATCATTGTCAATATGCCGCCGCGACACACGAAGAGTGAGTTCGCGAGTTATCTGTTGCCAGCGTGGTTGATTGGTAAGAATCCGGAATTGAAAATTATTCAGACGACGCATACGGCGGAGCTTGCGGTACGGTTTGGTCGTAAGGTCAGGAACCTTATGGAGTTGGATGTTTACAAGCAGATCTTTCCGGAGGTTGATCTGCGTGCGGATTCGAAGGCTGCTGGTCGCTGGGAGACGGGTCAGGGCGGTGAATATTACGCGGCTGGTGTTGGCGGTGCGATCACGGGCCGTGGTGCGGACTTGTTGATTATTGATGATCCGCACTCGGAACAGGATGCGTTGTCTGAGACGGCGATGGAGAGTGCGTATGAGTGGTATACGTCTGGTCCTCGTCAGCGTTTGCAGCCTGGTGGTTCGATAGTTGTGGTCATGACGCGGTGGTCTTTGAAGGATCTGACCGGCAAGTTGATCAAGGCGCAGGCGTCGGATGCGATGTCTGACCAGTGGGACATTGTTGAGTTTCCGGCGATCCTGCCTAGCGGCAATCTTCTGTGGCCTGAGTTCTGGAAGAAGGAGGAACTGTTAAGGGTCAAGGCTTCGTTGTCCCTGGGCAAGTGGAACGCGCAATGGCAGCAGAATCCTGTTGCCGAGGAAGGCGCGATTATCAAGAAGGAGTGGTGGAACAAGTGGGAGAAGGATTCTGTCCCGCAGATCAGTTACATCATGCAGTCGTATGATACGGCGTTCTCGAAGAAGGAGACGGCTGACTATTCGGCTATTACGACGTGGGGTGTGTTCAAGCCCATGGACGGTGGACCGGATAACATCATCCTGATGGACGCGAAGAAGGGTCGTTGGGACTTTCCGGAGCTGAAGGCGAATGCGATGGAGGAGTACAAGTACTGGGATCCGGACATGGTGCTGATTGAGGCCAAGGCCAGTGGTACACCGCTCACGGACGAGTTACGGACGATGGGTATTCCGGTTGTCAATTACACACCGTCCAGGGGCAATGACAAGCATACGCGGATGCATATGGTGGCGCCGATGTTTGAGTCTGGGAGAGTGTGGGCTCCGGAGAAGAGATTTGCGGAAGAGGTGATTGACGAGTGCGCGGCTTTTCCGAATGGCGACTACGACGACTATTGCGACAGCATGTCGATGGCGCTTATCAGATACCGTAAGGGCGGATTTGTTCGCCTTGACAGTGACGAGGAAGACGAGGAACCTTCGCCACTGGTACATCCCCGGCAGTATTATTAGGAGATTCCAGTGAATTGGATCGTTAGTCGAATGAAAGAGCCCTCGAGCTACGCCGCGATTGGCGCGGCTGTTGTGGGCGTTGGTGTTCTGGTGAGCCAGCCTATTGTAATCATTGTTGGTATTGTGGGCGGTGCCGCCGGATTCCTTTTGAAGGAAAAAGGCGTTATCTAGTCATGTTACGGTGGATTGGGCTTGTCGCATTTGTGGCAGTTCTTTCTACCGCAACAACAGCTGAAGCCGTGGACACTGTAACGTCTGCCACGGTCAGCAGTTCCACGGTAGTAGATAAGACGCCGCCAACAGCGTCCAGCCCCTCGATAGTCGTCAATAACTCTGATGTCTGCCAGACGGGCACCAGTGGCGCGGTTCAGACCGGCCTGTTTGGTGTGTCTGGCGGAACGACGACGCGTGACTTGAACTGTGAGCGGATCAAGCTGGCTCGTGCTGTTTACGGCATGGGCCTGAAGGTCGCCGGCATCAGCCTGTTATGCCAGGAAGTTCGTGTCTGGGACGCGTTGTGGATGGCCGGTACGCCGTGTCCGTTTGAGGGTGCGATAGGCGATGAGGCCAGAGAGAAATGGCTGGAGAATCCAGACAGGGCTCCGGAAGGTTCCTTGATCCGTGTTGCGGAAGCCATGAAAAACCCCGAATACGTTTTTGAAGATCCGCAAGAGTACGAGTGATGCGTTGGCTTTTTGCTCTTCTTCTGTTTTGTTCGACGGCGGCTGCTGAAACAGTGACCACGGACAATGTTGTTCCGGGCATGTCTCAGTTCAGCACGAGCGGTAGTACAACGTCCGCCGGTTCCGCGAGAGGTTGCAGTTCTGGCGAGTTCTGCACAGGCAACGCCACGGCTGGCGGTGGAACCTACACCAGCAGTTTTGATGTTCCCTTGACCGAGGCCGAGGTACAACGCGGCTTCACTCTGGACAGTTCAGTGACCGTGGACAGTCATCCGTCGAACGCGGTCCTTGCTACATGCACCAGCATCACGCAGGGCAGCGACTGCCGGGACATATTTCGCCTTACCGTTTCGCTTTTCGACAATGAAAGCACCGTTGTAGAGAAGTTTGAGCGCGAGGTTGAACTGGATTTCAGTGGTCTTAGGACATTTAGCTTTGAAGACACGGTTTCGGAAAACAGCTTTAGCATACTGACGGGGGAGTTTGAGTTATTCGGCGTGGATGCCGGGTTTCATTCTGGATTTTTCGGTCCGAAATTCTCAGAGCCTTCGCTTACGTTTACGTATCAGGATGTAGTTGAGCAACAGATCCTAGATCAGATTGCTCGCCATGAGGTTCAGGTGGCTGTCGCGGCCCCTCCAGCGCCTCCGCCTCTTGAACCCATGGCTCCTCCTCCGGCACCCGAGGCGCCTCCGCCCCCCATGCAGGCAAGCATAGGTCCTCCTCCTCCGCCCGAAGCGCCCCCGCCGCCGACGATCCAGCCGGTAGCCGCACCGCAACCCGAACAACGTCGCGAAGAAGCGCAGGCAGAGGCCGAGATCGAGGCTGAAATGGAAGCGGCCCCCAGACCTGAACCGCAGGAACGTGCTTCTGAGGAGCCTCAACGTCAGGAACAGCCGAACGAACAACCCGTGGCGGAGTCATCGGAACAGGAACAGCCGGAAACGGACAGTGGTCCGCAGGCCGAGGCTCCCGCACCAAAGCCAAAGACGCGCCAGGAGAAGGTAAAGGCCGCTGCCCAGAAGGTTGTAAAGAAAATCGCACCAAGTCAGCGGTACAATGCGGCGTCTCAGACCACGACACTGGTGGTGATGAACATACTTGGAGCCCGGATTGCAACCGGCCCGGTTCTTCAGGACACGCAGGGGTTCTTTCCAAAGGAATCCATGACGGACAACCGCAGTTTATCCAACCCGCTTCAGGATTATCAGGTATTCGGCGCTTCCAACGCGGCTCATGAAGCCTTTCTCGGACTTGAGTGGAGCAGGTAGATGGCAGAGGTTGAATTTGCGGGTGTAAAATTCAAAGGCGGCAAGATGGTAGCCGTTCTTTTGGCGTTATCGACGCTAATTGGTGGTTTGTACGGCGCCTTTGAGGTCTATAAAGACTATATGGACATGAAAGAGAAGATTTCGTCCTATACTGCGCCTGATTTGAGCGGTTTTGACAAGAAACTAGCCGTTTTAGATGAGAAAATGGGTCTTTTAACCCAAGACATGGACGCTTTAAGGGTCCGAAACCAAGAAATACAGGAAATTGTGCGTGATACGCGCCAAGATGTGCGTGATGACGCGACAAAACTGTACGAGGGCATGTCTGCTGTGGAGAAACGGTCGCGAACCCTTGATGCTGAGACAAGAGAGGCAATGCGTCAAGCGGAATCAGTGATTAGAAGCATCATATCTTCTGCATCTTCTCGATTTGACAACAAAATCAATGGTGTGGACGCTAAATTAGACGCATTTGAGAAAAGCCAGGACAAAAAATTACAGCGAGCATTAGATAATCCCTTGTTGAGGAAGTAACATGGCCCAGAAAAAGTTACAGAAAGACAGCGTCAAGAACGCGCTTGATATCGACGGAGACGGAATAGTCTCTGATGCAGAATTGGCAGCGGCAGAGGCGCTGGATAAACACGAGAAAGCAGATGCCCAGCGTAGAATGGCTTGGGTAGCGATGATTTCTATGCTATTTTTTACTGCCGCCGTGTTTTTGCCGATCTTTCCGGATGCGAGAATCAAGGCTCTGTCCGATTTGTTTGGGCTTTTTTACATTGGCCAAGCGGGTGTGGTTGGTGCGTACATGGGAATGACCGCGTATATGGCGAAAGGGAAATAGGGTGTGGAAATGATGCCCGTTTCAAGCTTTATTTTTTCATCTGGAGAGATGCTGATCGTAGTCATGCTCGGCGTTCTTCTGCTTTTGGCGGTTAAGAAATGATACAGGCGCTGCTTCCAAGTATTCTCCCTGCGGTGACGGATGTTATCGGACGGTTTCTGCCGGAAGACAAGGAAGCCAAAGCTAAAGCAGAGCGCGAGATTGAGGCGCAGTTGACCGCGCATCTCGCTAAAATTGACCTTGCTCAACTTGACATTAACAAGGCAGAGGCGAGCCACCGTTCTGTCTTTGTGGCCGGCTGGCGCCCCTTCATCGGCTGGTCATGCGGCCTGGCGATGTGTTTTAACTTCCTGATTTTTCCGCTGGCTTCTTTCGTGATGGCCCAGACCGGGTATTTGGTTGAGCTGCCCAAACTGGACATGGAACAGATGATGCCTGTTTTGATGGGGATGTTGGGATTGGGCGGGCTCAGGACCGTGGAAAAGATTAAGAAGGTGAGTAAATAATGGCAAGAGAACCGATTTCACTTATCGACACGTCCATGCCGTCTCAGGGTGTACCTGTTGAGGATCTTGAGGACGAGGAGATTGAGGTTGAGGAGGTAGACGAGAACGAGGACCCGATTGAGATTATTGAAGAGGAAGACGGGTCCGTTCTTTTCAACTTTGAAGACGCCGTAGCAGAAGAGCTTCAGAAAGAGCCCGATGCAAACCTGGCTGAAGTGCTTGACGAGCGTGTCCTTATGGAAGTCGCCATGGAGCTTATTGGCTACTATGAGGACGACAAGGGCGGCAGACAGGATTGGGAGGATGCTTACACAGAGGGTCTGGATCTTCTAGGCATCAAGTATGAACATCGAGACGAGCCCTTCCGTGGGTCCAGCGGCGTCACGCATCCCCTGATTGCGGAAGCAGTCACACAGTTTCAGGCACAGGCCTACAAGGAATTGCTGCCCAGTTCCGGTCCCGTGCGGACCCAGGTTGTTGGCGCGGCTACTCCGGACGTAGAGATGCAGTCGCAGCGTGTTCAGGAGTTTATGAACTTTCAGATTACGCACGTGATGGATGAGTATGATCCCGAGATGGATCGCTTGCTGTTCTATTTACCGCTGGCCGGTAGCGCGTTTAAGAAGGTCTATTTTGACGACATTCTAGATCGCGCTGTTTCAAAGTTTGTACCTGCCGATGATCTTCTCGTTCCGTACAACGCAACCGACCTTTCATCTGCTTCGCGTGTTACGCACGTAATCCGGATGAACACAAACGATGTCAGGAAGAACCAAGCGGCTGGATTCTATCGCGAAGTGGACATAACGGCCTACGCGTCTGACGATGAAGTGCGCTCAAAAGAACGTGAGCTTCAGGGCGTAGAACATGCCGGCGGCGATGAACAAGACTGTACACTTTTAGAGGTTCACACCGATCTTGATCTGCCGGGCTTTGAACACGTGAGTCCGATTGATGGAGAACAGACAGGAATCAAGCTTCCTTACATCGTGACGATTGATGAGGGCAGCGGGAAGGTTCTTGCGATCCGGAGAAACTGGCGAGAGGGCGACGAGTACTACAAGAAGATTCAGTACTTCTCGCACTACAAGTTTTTGCCCGGTCTAGGCTTCTACGGCTTCGGTCTTTTACACATGATTGGTGGGCTGGGTCGTTCTGCAACATCTATCTTGAGGCAACTGATCGATGCAGGCACTCTTGCTAACCTTCCTGCTGGCTTTAAGGCTCGTGGTATTAGGATTCGTGACTCTGATGAGCCTCTGTCTCCTGGTGAGTTTCGCGATATTGATGTTCCCGGCGGTGCTTTACGAGAAAGCATCATGCCGCTTCCTTACAAGGAACCCAGCCAAACTCTAATGACCCTTCTTGGGTTTATCGTGGATGCTGGTCGCCGCTTTGCTGCGATAGCTGATCTCCAAGTTGGAGACGGCAATCAGCAAGCTGCTGTTGGAACTACGGTCGCTCTTCTTGAACGTGGTTCAAAGGTAATGTCCGCAATTCACAAGCGGCTCCATTACGCACAGAAGCAAGAGTTCAGAATGCTGGCTCGCGTTTTTGCGGAATCTTTACCACCCATGTATCCGTATGATGTGTACGGTGCCGAAGCAACAATTAAGCAGGCGGATTTTGATGAGCGTGTCGATGTTATACCTGTCTCTGATCCGAACATTTACTCCATGTCACAAAGGCTGGCGCTCGCACAAACGCAGCTTCAGTTGGCGCAGACGAATCCGCAGATGCATAATCTGCATGAAGCGTATCGCAGAATTTACGAAGCGATAGGCGTTCATAATATTGAGGCGCTTCTACCTACGCCCGAACCGCCCCAGCCCACCGATCCGTCGATTGAGAATGCTCGAGCGATCATTCAGCAAAACTTGCAGGCGTTCCCGACGCAGGATCATGACGCGCACATGACGGCGCATATTATCTTTATGAAAACGCCGGTTCCGGCGGCGTCTCCGCCCGTATTTGCGCTGCTGCAAGCGCATCTGTGCGAGCATATTGCCTTGAAGGCCAGGGGCGTTGCTGATGCGGAGATGCGTGTGATGATTGAGCAATCCCTTCAGGCAGGCCAGCAACCGCCTCCGGTGGACGTGGAGTCCCGTGTGGCCGAGTTGATTGCTCAGTACACCGAAGAGGTCATGGCGGCGCTTATGCCCCCGCCGGAGGGCGAAGTAGATCCCTTGGTCGAGCTTCGGTCCAAGGAGTTGGATATCAAAGCAGCGGACTTGCAGCGTAAGGCCAGCGAGTTTGATCAGCGTCTTGTCTTCGACATGGCGAAAGAAGCCGCTAAGGAAGAGATGGCCGCTGAAAAGATCGACTCGCAGGAAGATATCGCGATGTTACGCGCAGAAGTTAACCGTGAGCGTATCCGCCAGGGTACGGCAGGAAGAGGAGAGTAAAATGGGAAGCACAAAAGCTCAACAGGATCAGCAACAGTCTGGGTCTAATAAAAAGGAAAAGGTGACCGTCAGCCCCGGCAAGCCTTTTTACTCAAGCAAGGCGATTAAACGCGGGTTTGAAACCACTCTACCTTCCGCTGTTGAGGCGGAGAGGTCAAGACAGGGACCTATGGGTATGATGTCTCCGAGGGCAGCTATTCTTAAAACAGGCATACGGGTGGGAAGAATGATGGAGCCCGATGAGGTTGATGTGGGTTCTCGTATGGCCGAGAAAGCGGCGAAAGAAATCGTTAAACGTAACGATGGTGGGATGGCCAGCAAGACGCGGGTCTTTTAGTGACTATATCCCGATCAAGCATTCCTAAACAACTTACCGGAAGGAGTAATAAAATGGCGAAGATGAAGAAAAAAGGCGGCACCCGAATGAAAAAGGGTGGCGGCGTCAAGCGTAAAACAGGCGGCGTAGCCAAACGTATGGGTGGCGGTGCCATGAAGAAAAAGGGTTATGCCCGTGGTGGAATGAAGAAAAAAGGTTATGCACGCGGCGGTGTTCGACGCAAGTAATGCCATATCTTCAAAGCAACATCCCGCATTTTCACTGCTGGGTGCGAAAAGAATTTACTCATAATCATGAGCAATACCATGGAGAATTTCTCCATGCCATGGCGATAGCCGTAACAACGATTCCAGATCGATGTCTTAGCTTTCAGCTAGTCTTCACGGGTTGCGAAAGCGATGATACGGACGAGGAAAACATACACGGGGGCGCGATGTGGGCCAGAATGCCTATCACCGCCCTCGTGGCCGACACGCCGCTAGAAAAGTGGCCAGAAAGAATGGTGACTCACCACGCGCAGCCTTGGGACTGTAGTTCTCGAGATCACGCGGTCATACAGTATGATAGGACTAGTTCTAGTCCTTGGATTTGTAAGATTGACGGAGAGTTTTATACAGGTAAGTATATGTTCACCGTTGATTACACCGGATCATCTATTGCTGATGATCCGGCCCAGCATAAGCAAAGTCATGTGATTGAGCTTACGGACGCTGGAGATTGGACAGGAAATATCGTTGCGTTACCTAATAACCGGGTAAGAGCAACGAGTCCCGCTTTGTGGGAGACAGGTGAAGGAGCCCCCGACTTTAAGCCGAGTCAGTGGACACATAATGCAGAGTCTGACGGAAGCTACATGGACCCGTCAGTAACGTTTGATAATTTGTACAGTGGGAAACAGTAATGTTTCACGTGAAACAAAATGGCTAGAAAACGAGCCAAGGCTATACGCCGCACTACTAAGGGTAAGGGCGCAAACTACCGTCCCACCAAGAGCGGCGCGGGTATGACCAAGAAGGGTGTTCGTGCCTATCGTAAGGCCAACCCTGGTTCCAAGCTTAAAACAGCGGTCACTGGTAAGGTTAAAAAGGGAAGCGCGGCGGCAAAACGTCGGAAGAGTTACTGCGCTCGTTCCTTGGGTCAACTCAAACGTAGTTCTGCCAAGACGCGTAACAACCCTAACTCGCGGATTCGGCAGGCTCGTAGAAGGTGGAAGTGCTGATGGCTACGAAAGACGCTTGTTATCGAAAGGTTAAGGCTCGCTATAAGGTGTTTCCGTCTGCGTATGCGTCCGGAGCGATAGCTAAGTGCCGCAAGGTTGGCGCTAAGAACTGGGGCAACAAGACCAAACGATCCGTTGGTGGTATGACTGTCAAGACGAATGGTTGTGGAGCTGTGATGGCTCGCCACGGTGGCCGGAAAGTCAAGATATACTGATGGCCGTTCGTAAGACAAAGAAGGGCGCTGCGCTCAAACGTTGGTTCAAAGAAGAGTGGGTCGATGTAAAAACGGGTAAGCCGTGCGGAAGGCGCAAGGGCGAAAAGAGGGGCACGCCTTATTGCAGACCTAAGAAGCGCATTTCCAAGAAGACTCCAAAGACTGCCGGAGAGTTAACAAAGTCTGAAAAAAGATCTAGGATTGCTCAGAAGAATCGTTTGGGGCAACCCGCCGGTAAGCCTCGTAGAGTTAAGGCTGTGAGACGCGCAAATCGCGGCGGCATGATGAAGGTAAGGATTTTCTGATGGCGAAGAGTCGAATGGTTAACCAGATGTCCGAACAGATGGACATCCCAAAGAAGGAGGCCGGTGGTCTTATGCGAGAAGCAAAAATGATGAACGACATGGATCGCCCGGGCATGGGCGGCTATGAAATGGGCATGGCAGAAGGTGGTTTGAACGAGGGCCAGAAGGCTCTGCGTAAGAAAAATCCGGAGGTTGTTGCTCGAATGGAGGGCGTTTCTGTAGATGAGGTCATGGATATGGCCGATGGCGGAATGGCCCGTATCAAAGGCGCTCCGCCCGTTCAAGTGAAGGGCCTGACCTATAACGATAACGGTGGAAAGGGGACTTTCTGATGGAGGAGTCTGGCACAACTGAATCGACAATGTCCGACGATGAAAAGCGCAGTTTCGTTGCTGAAATTCAAGGAGTCGGCGGAGACACTGTAGCCGGATTGGCCGGTGACGCCTTGGACAAGGCTTACGAGAAGGCTCTTCGTGACGCTGAAAAAGACAACAAGCGCGGCATGGGTGGCGCTATGGTCGATGAGCTTGGCTACATGCGTGGTGGTATGACCGAAGAAAAGCGTGGTCCAATTAAGTACGCCGTTGGCGGAGCAATCAAAGGCAAGAACTTTACGGGCATCTTTTAAGGATGGCTGACCCAACGACATTTGCATATTCGCTGCTAAAGAGTATACAGAGTCGCATAGAATTAACCCAGGACTCAATCCTGCACGGAAACCCGAAAGATATGGAGTCTTACCGGCACCTCGTGGGAGAATTACAGGGATTGGAGTTCGCAGAACGGGAGATTAAAGATCTCCTGCAATCGTCGGAGGAAGAATGACGAAAACTTTATACGTTCCAGACCACGTAGTAGAGTCCGAGAAAGCAAAGAAATCCGCAGCGTCTGCCTACATAGATAAAAGTGACAAGGTTCTCGATCCTTCTCTTGTTACTAAAAATCTCAAAGAGCGACTCCCCCAGCCCACCGGCTGGCGTTTGCTTGTGATGCCCTACATGGGCAAGGCAGCAACTGAGGGGGGTATTCTTATTCCCGATGCAGTCAGAGATCGTGAAGCGTTGGCGACGGTTGTTGCTTACGTTTTGAAAATCGGACCTCTGGCATATCAGGACCCGTCTAAATTTGGTGATGCTGAAGATCGCAACTGGTGTAACGAAGGCGACTGGGTGTGTATCGGAAGATACGCAGGGTCACGATTCAAGCTTGAAGGCGGCGAAGTCCGTATCATCAACGACGATGAAGTGATCGCCACTATCCTAGAGCCTGACGACATCAAACATGTATAGAAAGCAGAAAGCGACCATGGGGATTATCCATGCCTATTGAAGCTGATATTGACGTTGGAGACACCGAAGAGGATTCGGTTGATGTGAACCTGTCCTCTGAGGACAGTGCTGAAGAAGCAAAAGCCGCGCCTGAACCTGACACGGCTGATGAAGAGGAACTGGAGGACTACAGTTCCGGTGTTCAGTCTCGTATTAACGAGCTGACCAAGAGATTCCGCGAGGAGGAGCGCCAGAAGCAGAGCGCGATTGAATACGCGGAAAACATCCAGAAAGAGAATGCTGATCTCAAGACACGCATGGATGCCTTGGATAAGAACTATCTCGAACAGTTTGAAAGCCGGGTTTCTAGCGAACTTGAGACAGCAAAACGCGTTCTCAAAGAGGCTCACGAAACAGGAGACATAGACAAGCTTGTTGAGGCACAGGAGGCTTTGGCAGAGCTAACTCTACAGAAGACTACGGCAAAATCTTCTAAAGAGGCTCCCGTTGAGGTTCAACGCGAAGAAGCACCGGCACCACAGGCGGCACCACAGCCAGCGCCCGATCCAAAGGCGGAGAAATGGGCGCAGGAAAACGAGTGGTTTGGCCAAGACGAAGTTATGACATACGCCGCTTTTGGTATTCATCGCCGTATGGTCGAAGATGAAGGGTTTGACCCGACATCGGATGAATATTATGCTGAAATTGATAATAGGCTTAGAACCGAGTTTCCAAACAAGTTTGATTCTAAGGCTAAATCAAACGGGGGAAGAAAAGTTGCGTCGGCTGAATCTTCCGCATCCCGCAAAAAGAGTGGACGGAAAACTGTGCGGTTAACCCCATCTCAGGTAGCTATAGCCAAGAGGCTGAACGTGCCGCTTGAGGAATATGCTAAATACGTGAAATGAGGGAATGACCATGACTACTGAGAACACATCTCGCCAAAAGTCTACGAGAACGCCGAGAGCCAATGAAACTCGTGCCAGGCAAGCACGCAGGGAACCTTGGAAGCCCCCGTCCATGTTGGACGCACCACCCGCACCAGATGGTTACAAGCATCGGTGGATTCGGTCAGAAGTTATGGGTTTTGACGACCGTAAAAACGTAGCAGCGCGATCTCGAGAGGGATATGAACTGGTGCGTGGCGACGAATACCCAGACTTTGAAGCGCCGACCATTGAGGATGGTAAGCACGCTGGAGTTATTGGCGTTGGTGGTCTTCTTCTTGCAAGAGTTCCTGAAGAGGTTGCGGATGAGCGTAACGATTACTATCGAAACATGACCCGCAATCAAATGGCTGCTGTTGATAACGAGCTTGCTCGTGAACAACACCCGGCCATGCCTATCAACAATCCTGATAGGCAATCTCGTGTAACTTTTGGAGGTCCTCAAAACGAGGACTAGGAGATAGAAAATGGCTAACAGCAATGGAAGCTTTGGTCTACGCCCTCTGATGAAGCAGGGTAGTGGCTCTAACTCCACTGGTACTAACAACTACTCGTTCTATGAAATTGCCAATGGCAATACCAACAAGATTTACCACGGAACGCCCGTCATTCCCCTCTCAACAGGGTTTATTGACGTTGTGGGCGCCGCCGCTGGTGGAACGGTTGGTCTGCTTGGTGTGTTTCAGGGCTGCGAGTATGTTTCTAGCACCACTGGAAAACCCGTGTTCAGTAACTACTGGCCGGGATCTGGGGCGGATAGCAACCACCCCGTAAAAGCGTATGTCAACGACGATCCGATGCAGCTTTATGTAATTGCTTCGGATGCAACTTTGACCAACGAAGCTGGGGCTCGTGCCGCAGTTTTTGCCAACGCTAACTTCTCAACCGCAACGACCGGAACGGATGCCACTGGCGTTTCGCTGGGCCGCTTGGCCGTAAGCACAATCGCCACGACAGCCGCTCTTCACATGCGGATTATGGGTTGGGTAGACGACCCTGAGAACGCTGACTTCGCGGCAGCAGGCATTGGCATGGTTGTACGCTTGAACAACCACTTCAACAGTAATAACGGTGCTATCGTAGCCGGTACTCCGTCAACTACTGGCGTATAGGAGGATTAGAAAATGGCTATCAGTAGAGCCCAACTAGCGAAAGAGCTAGAGCCTGGTCTCAACGCCCTTTTCGGCCTTGAGTATGCCCGGTATGAAGACGAGTCGGCGGAAATCTACGACACTGAATCTTCGGAGCGAGCCTTTGAAGAGGAAGTGATGCTTTCCGGCTTTGGGTCTGCGCCCGTTAAGCAGGAAGGTTCTGCCGTTACTTTTGACGACGCGCAGGAAGCGTACACGGCACGGTATACGCATGAGACTATCGCGCTTGCCTTCTCCATCACGGAGGAAGCAATCGAGGATAACCTCTATGACCGCCTTGCCTCTCGCTATACGAAAGCACTGGCACGTAGCATGGCCAACACCAAACAGGTGAAAGCTGCGGCTACGCTGAACAATGCTTTCGATAGCAACTTTGCTGGCGGTGACGGTAAGGAGCTTTGTGCTACCGACCATCCGCTTGTCAACAATGGCACGCTTCGTAACGAGCCCAGCACCGATGCTGATCTCAACGAAACCAGCCTTGAGAATGCTCTGATCGACATTGCGGCCTTTGTCGATGAGCGCGGCCTCAAAGTTTCGGTTCGTGGTCAGAAGCTGATTATCCCGCCGAACCTTCAGTTCGTTGCGGATCGTCTGCTTGAGTCCACTCTCCGTCCTAGCACGGCGGATAATGATGTTAACGCCATGCGGAACATGGGTATGCTTCCGCAGGGTTATGTCGTTAACCATTATCTGACGGACACGGATGCGTTCTTCATTAAGACGGACGCACCTCGCGGCTTCGTTCACTTTGAGCGTATGCCGATGTCCACGAAGATGGAAGGTGACTTCGATACCGGCAACGTGCGGTTCAAAGCCCGTGAGCGTTACAGCTTCGGTTACTCTGATCCCCGTTGCGTGTACGGGTCGAAGGGCGCGTAAGAGTACGGGGGAGAGGCAACTCTCCCCCACCCTCTGGGACACATAGCTCTAGAGACTGACCCAGCAGACGCTTACAAGACGCTAGAGCGAAACCTTTGTAAGGAGGCCCTCAAATGGCTAACACGACTTTTTCTGGTCCGGTACGCTCTGAGGATGGATTTAAAGCCATCAGCAAGAACGCTACGACGGGCGCGATTACTGAGCTTTCGACTTATGGCGGAGCGCCGGTTTCGCTGGCTGACGCGGATGTAACGCTTACCAACGCAACCCACAGCGGACGAATTCTGCTGGTTCCGGATGGAGGCCAGGACAACACCTACACGCTACCAGCGCCTGTTGCTGGGTCTGTTTTTAGGTTTGTTTATGCTGGCGGCGCAGCGGACGCTACGGACGCAATCATTGTTACGCCCGGAAACACAAACTTCTATATCGGTGGTGTTACCTTCCTTGATACCGACAACGAAGTAAGCGCAGTGTTTTCTGATGGTAACTCAAACAGCAGCATTCAAATCAATGTTCCTGCTGGTTTTGATGTTACGATTGCCGGTATCGACTCCACGAATTATCAGATTTTTGGAACCGTTACGGGCGCGACGGCGCCAGCTTTCGCTGATCAGTAATCGGAGGTTCCGATGGCTGATGCAGTAACTGCAACCACCGTAGAAGATGGCCCTCGAGAGGCCGTCTTCTACCTCACCAACACCAGTGATGGCACGGGAGAGTCCGCCGTAACTAAAGTAGACGTTTCGGCTCTTTCGTCCTTGCAGGACGGTACTGCCTGCACGGGTGTTAGAATTAAAAAGATCACGTTTACAAATGTGGGCATGGGCGTGAAGCTTCTTTGGGACGCATCTACAGATGTTATTGCGGCTGAACTTCCTGCGGATTATTCGGATACTTTAGACTACTCGGATATGAGTGGTCTTCCGAATGTAGCGGCATCCGGTGGCAACACCGGAGATATTCAGTTGACCACAGTGGGGCATTCCAGTGGAGACACGTACTCAATCGTTCTTCGCTGCCTGAAACAGTATTGATCCGATGTCAGAGGATCTTGGCAGAAAGAACGAGCTTGAACTTGTCAAGATTCAAGGAGAGTTGAAGATTCTTTCCGAAAGGATTGAGACGATAAAAACAAACGATCTACATCATGTCCAAAAATCTTTGGATTTAATAACTAAGATATTATGGGGTGTAGGTGTTTTGATACTCGGTCAGCTTGCTGTTGGTGTGCGCTTGGCCCTTTTTGGATAGGAATTAAAAATGGCAACTTCTGGCTCGGTTGATTTTAACCTAGATATGGCCGAAATTACAGAAGAGGCCTTTGAAAGGTGCGGCCTAGAGTATCGCACTGGATACGATGCCAAAACGGCTAGGCGATCTCTTAATCTCCTCTTTGCGGAGTGGGCCAATCGAGGCCTCAATCTTTGGACGGTCGAGCAGATCACGCAGACCCTGGCTCGACTATCTTCATCGTCGTCGGTCGCTACGTACCCGATTGGGACGATTACGGCTACGGTTGGCGCATCGACAAACCTCAGTGTCGGAGAAACGATTACAGGCGCGTCTAGCGGCACTACGGCGTCGGTCATAACCAAGCCGTCCTCCACCACGATTACGCTAACCGTCCCCTCTGGATCATTCACCGCCGGAGAAACGATTACAGGATCCAGCAGCGCGGCCAGTACTACAATCAGCGCAGACCCAAGCTTGGCGGATGTTCAGTCTTCCGTGGACGTTCTGGAAGCCGTTATTCGCAGAGATGAATCTGACATAAGCATCAGTCGAGTTAGTCGCGGTGATTACATCGACATACCTGATAAGACGGATCAGGGAAGACCTTCGGAGTTTTTTGTGGATCGACAGGTGACGCCCACGATCACCATGTGGCCTTCTCCGGAGAATTCTACCGATCAACTTATATATTATCGTGTCCGCCGCATACAGGACGCTGACGCTGGCGTTAACACAGCAGACATCCCGTTTCGGTTCTTGCCGTGCCTCACGGCTGGACTAGCGTATTACATTTCGATCAAAAGATCGCCAGACCGGGTTCAACTTATGAAGGCGATTTACAACGAAGAGTTTGACCGGGCCGCATCTGAAGATGCCGAGAGGACATCTTTGTACTTGGTCCCCAGTTACTCTTCTGTGAGCGTGTAAGATGCCTCGATACGCCGCAGGAAAATACGCAAAGGGGATTTCGGACAGATCCGGCAGAGCCTATCCGCTGCGTTCGATGCTTCTCGAATGGAATGGCAGTCTTGTAGGCCCCGATGAGTATGAGTCAAAGCAACCTCAGTTGGAACCCAGGCGAGTTCGAGCTGACCCGCAGTCGTTGCGAGTTAGCCGCCCAGCGCGAACGGAACCAGCGGTAGAAGTTTTACTGCCTTTTAACTCATTCAAATCTGGATCCAGTGGATCTGCGGTGATTACGGTTAATGAGATCAGTCATGGCCGCAGCACCGGAGACACCGTGCGTTTCAGGAGCGTTGAAGCTTTTGATGGATTTACGGAAGCTGTTTTGGAAGGCTCCTCTGGATACACCATAACCAAGGTGGACGATAACAACTACACGTTCACCGCCAGTAGCGGAACCGCTACGACAGGAAATGTAAAAGGTGGCGGCGGATTCGCATCCGCAGGCCCGATAACGGTGAGCGCGTAATATGGCCTATACATTTACGACACTGAAAACAGCGATACAGGATTACGTGCAAAGCACTGAAACTACGTTCGTAAGCCAGTTGTCTCGTTTTATTATAAATGCGGAAGAGCGGATTCTTAAAGAGTGCCAGCTTGACGTTTTTCGCAAAAACGTTTCCGGAAACCTTACGTCTGGAAACCAGTATCTTTCAAAGCCTACGGACTTTTTGGCGCAGAACTCTTTAAGCGTAATTAACAGTTCAAGCAAAGAGTTTCTGCTGTACAAACAAGTTACGGCTCTTCAGGACTACACCCCTAACCCGGCGACAACAGGAACGCCAAAATACTATGCTGATTGGAATGAAGGTACGTTTCTAATAGCACCTACACCGGATGCAGCGTATGACGTGGAGCTTCACTATTTTTATCGGCCAACGTCGATTACGGAGAGCGGAGACGGCACTAGCTGGCTAGGAACAAATGCTGAATTAGCCCTTCTGTATGGGAGCCTGGTAGAGGCGTATACCTTTTTGAAAGGTGAACCAGATCTTATGAATTTGTATAACGGCAGATTTCAAGAGTCCTTGCAGTGGCTGAAGAACTTGGGTGAAGGATTACAGACTCGAGATCAGTACAGGTACGACCGTTTGCGGAGGGATACAGCGTAATGCTGGATACAGAAAGCCAATCCGGAGTTACGAATCCGTTAGTGTTTACAACAACGGACAGAGGTCATTCCCCAGAGGAAATGGCTGAAATGGCCCTGAATAAGATAATGAGTGTTTCGGAAGATGCACCGCCTGTCATACGGGAACAGGCGTACGCTCACAGACAACGTTTGAAAGAAGTGTTAATCTTTTATATGAGACGTATGTGTCAAAGCGAAAGAACGACAATCTGGGCTTTGATGAAGAAACAAGGCCATGAAGACGTGGCTGAGATTATAAGGAGACTGTAATGGCTATCGGCTCATCCGCTATGTGCGGAACTTTTAAGAGAGAGATACTTGCGGGTATCCATTTCTGGACGGCGCATACGCGGACGGGATCCAGCGCAATTTCGGCGGACACGTTCAAAATTGCTATGTTTACCAACAGCGCATCCATAGACGCTGACACCACTGGATACACCACGAGTAATGAGGTTAGTGGAACAGGTTATTCTGCTGGCGGTGCTACGCTAGGCAGTGTGACGTTGGGTTTAGCGGACAATAGCAGTTCTGTCCCCACGGCTTTTCTTGATTTTGCGGATACGACATTCTCGTCGTCCACTATCAGCAGTGCGCGGGGAGCCTTGATTTATAACAGTACTTTAAGCACAGCAGGCACCGGGTCTACCACTAATCATGCGGCTGATCCCGCCGTAGCGGTGATTAACTTTGGTGGAGACAAGTCGTCCAGTTCAGGGGACTTTACGATTCAGTACCCGGCGAACGATGCTAACAACGCGATAATCAGGATTGCATAATGGCTCTGATTACTGGCTGGGATAGGAGTACCTGGAACTCCGGAGCGTGGAACAGTCCCGTCCCGGTTGAAGTTACCGGTGTATCCGCAGCCAGTTCCATAGGATCTGCAACCGTAAGCCTCCCTGTAACGGTAAGTGTTAGCGGAGTTGCGGCGACAAGCGCGTTGGGGTCTGCTTCCGTTATCGTGCCCGTAACGGTTACGCCTACAGGGGTTTCTTCAACAGGCTCTGTCGGATCTCCGTCTGTAATTACAAACTCCATACTTTCGGTAAGCGGCGTTTCGGCGGCAAGCGAAACCGGCTCAGTGCAGATAAACTTTGCGTTCTCTGTTGATGGTGTGTCAGCCACCGGATCGGTCAACACGGTTAACGTCTGGACAGAAATAGATGCGTCTCAGACGCCTAGTTATTCAACCATAGACGCGGCGCAGACGCCAAATTGGGTTAAGATAGCGGCATAGGAATAAAATTATGGCATCATCATACACAACTAGCTTTGGTATCGAAAAGATAGGCTCCGGAGAACAGTCCGGAGCGTGGGGAACGACTACAAACCACAACCTAGATATTCTAGACCGAATTGCTTCATACAAAGCTGTGGGCCTTTCTGGTTCTACTCATACACTAACGGTTAGAGAAGCCTCTCCTGACTCCGGTACGGAAAATCTTCAGGATGGCATGTATCGAGTAATTAAGTTTACGGGTGCTTTGGGGGCGAACAATACCGTTACAGTAGCTCCTAATACGACTGCCGCTTATTTTATAGTTATTAACGCAACCACAGATTCTGGGTCTAGCGGGCCATACTCCGTGATTCTTTCGCAGGGTTCCGGAGCCAACATAACTGTAGAAAATGGAAAATCTGCCATTGTTTACATGGATGGTGCGGGTTCCGGCGCGGCTGTAGTAGACGCTCTTTCTAACCTTCAACTTGCTACGCTGACTGCGTCTGGAGACGTTACTGCGAGCGGTACGTTCAACGCTTTGGGCGACACTGCCGCAAGCGACAAGGCAGCAATGGGCTACACCTCTGCTGAAGGATTGATCCTGACCGGCCAGGGTAGCACGAATGACGTTACCATCAAGAACGATGCTGACGCCGACGTTATTGAGATTCCCACGGGGACCACTAACGTAAC